TTCTAGCTTTATTTCTGTTAACTCTAGCCTTTACCCTCTTGGGTTTAGAATCATATTCGACATACTCTCTTTTATAATCTCTTTTTTTATCACCCATTATAGCTTATCTTTATTTTCAGCTTTGGCAGTTCCTAGTCTGGTTCCTCCTACATAGAGTCCAAACCACGCCGCTCCCGCACCAACAACTACTGATACAAAGGCTGACTGTGCATTCGTAGGGTCGGGTAGTTGCATAAACCACTCCGTTGTACGAAAAAAAGCTACACCATATAAAGTAATTAATAGACGTGGAAATATTCGCCACGCACTAAGTCTCTCTGGTGTTATCATTTTTTCTTTTTAAATAATCCCATAGCCGCAGGCCCCATTTTCACGCCAAATGAAACTGAGCAGGCTAAATATAATAAATGTTTATAATAATCCGGCAAATTATGGAGTGCGAGAAACCCCGCCTCTATGTGTGGTGTCATTCCCGGCACGAAAACGAGCACGGCAGGTGTCAGTAAGCAAATTAAAATTAGCTCATCTTTCCACGACCCCTTCATTTGGTCTACGGCTGATGCTTCCCACGAAACCTCGCCTGCTATTTGCTGTTCTTTCAATTTAGTTTTAGCTTTTATTTCAACTAATTTATTTTCAGCTTTAGCTTTCTTCGTTTCTATAAATCCAGATACCGCTTGCCCGGCAACGCCGAGCAAGGGTTTAAGTAATAAATTTAACATGGGTTAGATTGCCCCAATTACTACGATTACGATTATAGCGACAATACCCGCCTTAATCCAATCCTTCATTGACCAGTCTGACCACTCTTTTAAATGTGACCATAAGTCTTTTAATAGATTCATTTCTTTCCTCCTATTTTTACACGCACATTGCCAACTCTGGCTTTGAGCTTGTTAGTTTTTTGCATCTCAATGACAAACTCTTTAAAAGTCATGTCCTTGAGAGCTTTAGTCTCTATTGGTTTTTTCGGTTTCTTTGTATAAATCATTGAGATAAAATTTAGCCTTATTCAAATCCTCGAAAGGTTTACCCTTTACGTCATATCTAAATAAGTATTGTACTAATTGAATCCATAGAGCCGCTTGCACAGCATCCATTTTGGACTCTTTTAATTTCGCTTTAATAACATCTAATAACTCATACCCACCAAACCGATAGTGTGGTGGTCTGTTAACCATATCCTCAGAGGTGTACTTTTCCATCCCACTCTCCATTTCTTTTAAGCACCATTGGAACAATTCTAGGTATACCGTTATCTATAACTGATAAACTTAGAACTGGTCTCTTTACTATAATTCTACTATACTTAAAAGCCAAATGATTCTTATCTATTAAGCATCCTGTATTCATCGCCCACATCAATCTCTCTGGGCTGCTTGTGTAATGTATGCACGATTTCGTATGATAGTGAGCTTGTACGACATTCATTGATACTGCCGCACATACCTGCAAGACATTTGCGGATTGCTGATGCACAAAATAAACAGAACCCATTGGAGTCTGTAAAGTTATTGTGTCATGCCAAGTCCACTTGTTGCTTACGCCTAACATTTCATTGTAAGGCTTTAATAAACTTTGTGCTAATCCCGCTGTATTAGCTTTACGAAAAGCCATACTGCCGTGATTTGAATCTAGGAGCCTCATGGAAGGAAACATTTTCTCTAGTTCCTTGATGACTTTTTTTCCTTCTTCAAGTTCCTTAGCAGGGTTGTATAACTCTGTTGAGGACTCGTGATAACTGGATGCACTGTAGTCTAGCTCATCACCCATTCCTACCACAAAATCGGGACGAAAAGCCTTCTTGCATCCCCTAATAAAGTCTAGGCTATTGGGGTGATTGTAGGGTGCGTGTAAATCTGAGATACAGAGTATACGCTTATATACCTTATTATCCGCCATAATAATGTAACTACTTTATTCCTAGTGCTGTTTTCACTCCTAAAATAAGAAGGGTTAAGGCACCTGTTACAATAAAACCAACTATAACGAACCTAACTCGAAAGCTAATTTTATCGTGCAATTTCCTCTGTTCCCTCAGATACATAAAATCTTTTTGAGCCTCATATATTTCACTGGGGTTTAATCCCATTTTTTGAAGGGTTTCGTCAACTGTTTTTACCACAATATCTCGTACCTTCTCATCACTCATTTCTACCATATGTCGCCCCCTAATGCCACCAAGATTGTCTTTTTACCTTAGTATTGTTAGCTTTCTCATATGCAATAACATTCTCTTTTAAAGTTCTGACAATCTCAGCCTTCAGTAAATTAAGTTGTTTAACTTTATCATATCTCTCTCTTTCGGAGATACCTTTCATCGCTTCAATGAATTTTATTTGTTGGTTTATTTTTATTATTTGGGAGTTAACCTTAACGTAAGTACCCCTCCAGTTTAATAAATCCCTATTCTTGGTGTATAATTTCATGGCTTTATCCGTATCGCCATTCTTCATATACAAATTCATCAGTTTCTGAGTCTCATTCATTTCAGTCATTGCCTCATAAAATTCAGACTTATATCTTGTCTGAATTGATGGCAGAGGCTTAACAAAACCCATGAACAATGGACTCTCGGCACTGGTAAATTGGGTTAACTTTCTTGGGTAATCCGTGAATGATGCAACCTGTGCAACACTAGAGCCAACCCAACCGAAGTATCCCTCAACCAAATGCTCAACTTGTACTGGGGAAAACTGGATAGCCTTCCAAGGAATGAACTGTAGCATATTGCTTGTGTTTACATACGCACTGCTTGTGTAGGCGTATTTCCTCTCGCTTGGAGGGAGTGCCCCCATCCACAGGGGTTCAACTGGTCTGTCCGTGAATGTATCCTTGTTTGAGTATACCTCAAGGTAAGGTGTAATTAGCTGTGGTCTAAAGTCAAAGGCGAATGTTTCGCCGATAATGTGAGCCATTCTTTCAGCAAATAGCATTCCGTGTACATCGTCATCGGCAATTTGCTCAACCATTCTCTCGAACATTACGCCAACTGCACCAACCTCAAATGGTCGTGGAATTCTGTATGCTGTCTCTGTGCCGGGAAACTTAAACCAGTGGTATGTATCCCTGTCCCACTGCTCCCTATCTTTAAAGTCCTCGTCATCTTTGAACATTAAGTAAAGTCCAATTGATGCAAGAGAGTAAACTCCCAAAGTAGTTAACAACTGTGCTCGCTGTTCCTTGTTCCATGCCCTTCCCATTTTATCCAAGCCTTGAATACGGGCATTGAGGAATGGAACTGACTGGGTAAGAAATCTAACGAAGGGATGGGCACCATGTCTGCTAAAGTTTAATAAATCCCTAGCTTGGTAACTCGCCTCAAAGTGGCTAACGCCTTTATCCCTTAATTGCTGATATAAGGCGGCACGGTTGACATTCTCCGCCGTGTTACCAATCTCCTGCCACCAGTTCAAACCCTTTCCGAATTTTGATTTAAAGAGTCTTAAAGAACCCTTGCCCCAACCATCCGATTCCATCACGGTGTTGAGGTCTATGTTTCTGTCAAGAAGCATCTTAGTGGCGTTAGGGTCTCCGCCGTAGATATGACCGAAGTGAATCTGTCCACCACCGAAAGCCATCTTCGCCCTTAGCTCTGACATTTTCCTGCCTTTAAAACTAAAACCTTTTCCGCCCTGCATAACATTGCCAAGTGGATTGTAGCTTATCTTACTAACGGCAATGGAGTGAATTGAATCACGAATAAGGTTTCTAATTCTAAATGCGGGACTTGCTGTAACGCCAATGGTGAGCCATCTCTTGAAGTTTCTTAGAGTTGACATTGCGGGATTACTCCAACCACTCCAGTTGAGTGCCTGCAACGCCTGTAAAACTAGAGGCTCATCAACCTCGTAGTGAACCTTCCTTCCGTTCTTTCTGACAAAAACAGAATCTTTGGTTTCTTTGTCAACTTTTCTTGTTACGCCTATCTTCTCGCCCTGCTCTAGGGTTTTCAAACCCGCTTGGTTCTTGAGTGATGCCTCAGCCAAGAAGTTAAAATTCTGTAGCATATTGGAGAATAAATCCTTCACGGGAAGGTGTGAGCCCCTGTATTTCTTTACCTCTGGTTGGTCAATAATACCATCGGCAGACATTGGGCCACTAGTGCTTGTCTCATCCTCCAGTAACCTGTAGAATGGCAGATAGAAAGCATATCCCTCATCTCTAGTCCAAGAATCGTGTGCTTTCTGACTGAGATACCCAGACTTTAATCCTATCTGAAGGAATGCATCTCTGAATTCATTTAAGTCTTTTATTGCTTGATTAAATAATTTTTCTCTTCCTTTTGAGAAATCCTTAATGGCAGAATTTATTTCCTCTATAGTTCCTAAGCCAGTTTCTTTTCCTACGCTTACTAAATACTTCGCTCTATTTGCTGCAACCCACTCCAGAAAAATTGGTAAATTCTGTCCCAACTTTTCAAATCGTGTAAACAGACCCGTTCCCAGAGTGTTTTCCTTTAAGTCAATGGCTCCATCGTTATCCAAGAATGGAACGCCGTAGTTCAATGCACCCTCTATCGCACCCGATGATGCGTGTGTCATTGTTAGTAATTTGTATGGCTCATCAAGGCCAATACTCCTTACGGATGAATACTGGTCTACGCCTGCTTGATGCCACCTTGCACGCCAGTTGTCAGTGAGTGCCTTCCAATGACCGGGAATGGTTCTTCTGACTTTCTCTGGGTTAATATGACTGCGAAAGTTTTTCGTTAAATCAGAAAAATTCTCTTCCTCTTTTGATGCGGAAAACTCCAGACCGTATTTAACTAACTTCTCTTGCGAGAGTGTATCCATTTCTGGTAATTCAAAGTCTGACTTTTCTTTTTCAGTTTCAAACTTGTAGGATACATTAGATTTATTATTTTCAGTTTCTACCTCAAGAGTTTCGCCTTGCTCTCTTGAATAATATTCTATTTCACCATTTGTATATGCGGCACTATTAAAAACAGTAACCTCACCTTTAACAGATTTAACAGCATTCCCTGCCTCATCAATAAACAAGTGATGTTTAAATGGATTAAAAAATATTCTTTTTCCTTCTATTGGTTCATCAATTTTTTTCTGTACAATGCCACCCTTAACGGATGCCATAGGAGTTTTTTCTCCTTTTGCAATAACTTGAAATCTCTTTTTTTGATTAACATCAAAAGTAGGGTCTTTAACTGTTATAGCCTTATCGTAACCTAGGGCATTTCCATCTGTATCTTTATCGTGTGCAGTTTGTAAAGTGGCAACTGATACCCCAGTTTCTATTGCTATTTCTTTTTTTCTTTTGTTTCTATATTTTTCTTTTTCTTTTGATGATTTAAAACCCTCTTCATTTTTTATGTTTGCAAACTTATTTTTTAGTTCTTTAATTTTACTTGTATTTTCATCATAAAATATTGTTGTATTTAAATTCAACCTAACTGCAACTGGCGTTCCTTCTTTAAGTTTTCTATTTTCAAATAATAACTCACTTACATTTGGGAAAGGTACTTTTCCCACCCTATTATCTGTTTCACTAGATACTTTCGCTTCAGTAAAAAAATCATCAGTTTGTGGAGTGTTGTTACTTAAAGAATATTCAGAATAATTTACAGGGTCTTTGTAAAATGATTCTACATTTGATACAGAAAACTCTGGGCTAATTGCAATAGGGCTAACATATGTAGCACCACCTAATAATTTTTCCTCAACTTCTCTTTGTTTTTTTTCTGATAATTTTCTTGCACCAGTAATTCTATATCCGGCAAATCTTTTTATTCCAAATTTTCTTTTAAATTCTTTTGCTAAATTTTTCCAAACTTGATTTGGTAAAGATACAAATCCGAACACTCTAGCGTAGTGAACGTATGCTATATCTTGGTCTGTATTTTCTCCATGTATAAATCCAACTTTATCGCCATCCTTAATTATGTTTGCGTAGAACCTTCCAGTTCCATCGCCATAGTCATCAGTTTTAAGTTGACTACCAATTCCTTGTGTTTCAAACTCTCCTTCAAGTGTATCTACAGGCCCAATAACTTTATCATAAAAATCTTTTAATGATGTAAAATCTTCAAATTGGGGGTCATTTGCATTAAAATTATCCTTATCAACAAAATCAAAACTAAAGTCACCTTCTAGTTTAGGTTTTCTAACAGATAACTCTGGTGCTATGACGTCTTCTAGGTTTTCGGATACAGCTACTTCTTCTGTTTCTTTTCTTTCGCTGACTGAGAGGTCTGGTTTTTCCACCAAGGCTTTGTCCCTCGCAACTTTTGCCCCTCTCTCGCCAACTGCAAGTTCTCCCTCAACTGCTTCATCTGGGAGAGTATATTCTGTGTTTCTTGTTTCATATGTTTTATCCTTTATAGCACGATTTGCTCCTTCTGAAAAGAGTCCCGGTATGCTTCTAGCCCCTAAATCGGTGAATAAGCCCTGCTCATAAAACCACATAGCGGCTTGCATATCCCTTGTTGTATAGTTTTCTCCTGTTTTTTCGTTTACTTTTTCAGTTATTCTATCAAAAAATTTCTGTACTCCAATCCTCTCTTGTTTAGCCGTCCATTCAATTGGTAAACCTTTATTCGCTGTTGAGCGTGGTGCACTTGCAACTCCACTTTTTAATGAAGGAGGAAGTCCATATGTTAATGCACCTATGTGTCTATTAAAACTTCTAGAAGCCCAAATATCTATTGTTACTCCAGATAGTGAATTTAGGTTTGCAAAGAAAGGCCCTGCTTTTGGCCCAAACATAAAAGCACCATAAACTTCATCACTCATACCGTAACCGGCAGGTGGTTGTAATGATTTATATAATTTTGTTTTAGAATCAAAGACAACATCCTTGCCTTTCATTTTAACCATATTAGATTGATTAGGATTAGGTAAATCCTGTCCTGTAATCTTACCTTTAATTTCTAGCATTTTTTTAACATTTATTTCACTAGTTAAAAAATTACTGAACTTAGATAAATCACCGTTAAAGTAATCTATAAGACCTTTAATTAAGTTTAATTGCTGTGATGTAGCAGGTCTTGTAGTCCAACCTGCAAAACGAGGCTCTATCGGTACTTTCTTTCCTTCTTTATTTATTGTTTCGGTAACCCAAATGTCTGGGTTTGTTGTCATTATTCTGGTCTTACCATTATCTATGTAGTCTCTTAAAATTTGTGTAGCTACTTGCCAATTCTCTACAGCTTTTTTTTCATAAGATGTAACAGCAGCTAAAGCTGTTAGTAAAACTTTTGTGTCAATATCATCTTTTAACTCTGGTATTGCCTTTTCTGTAGTTTCAAATGCCTTCGTAATATCTGCATCGTACCAACCAATGCCGTCTGTTTCTTCAGTGCCTTTGACTCTGTTGATATTCCAGATAATTTCTTCACTAGCATCATCAGCTATCTTATCCAAGACAGGCTCTTTTGAAAAATCTTTAACACGCTTAGATTTTTTATCTAACCACTTAGCAATTTCTCTAACTTTTTTATCTGTTTTAAAATCTATCTTTGGTGGTTTCTCCCTTAAAGGAGTGCTTACGGCAAACTCTAGTGCCACATCCTCTGGTGCTGCTTCTCTAAAGTATTTATCGTAAATTGCTTTCTCTGCCTTATTTTCTATCTTGTATTCTATACCGCCTGCTTCCTCTGGTACTCCTATTGTTTTTCCTCTTCCTCTTACTTCATCATAAAGTTTTATATACTCTCCAGATTCCTCTAAATCTTTTTCAAGAAATGCTAAATCGGCAATAGCTCTTACTCTTTTATCTCTCTCTTTTTTCTTTTCTACATCCGTAATTTTTGGAAGTCTCGCCTCGTGAACCTCAATAAGTTTTTGTTTGGTGTATGGCTTTCCCTCCTTGTCAACACGCCTAGCCATATTGTAAATTTGTTTGCCGTACTGCCTGTCTAAATCTTCGAGAATACTGTATTCCAATTCGCTTGGAACAACACCCTTAGCCGCCGCTTTCTCTGCCGCCACTAATGCTTTCGGTCTGAGTTTTTCAACTTCCTCTCTTGGTCTTGCCTTGACATCTAGAGGTCTCTTTCCAATCTCACCAGTTCTAGCTTTCTCGAACAAGTCTTGAACGCTGTTAACTTCATTCTTCTTGAATACGTTGCCCGCACTCTTAATGAAATCCCATAATCTCTTGAAGGCACGAATAACGGGGTTTGGTGCCGCCATTCTCTTTCCTTGTGCCTTTAATGCACTGTAGGCACCAAAAGCGTAGGCTTGCATCTCTCTACTATCTAGTGGTCTGTCGGCGTGTCTCTCCCGTAACCGAGCCATGACATCCTCGCCCAGTCCCTTTTGAACACTCTGTGGAATATTCTCTATAGTTTGTTTGTCTGGGAAATAGGAATTTAATGCCGCTTGTTCATCTTCCTTGAATAAACCGCTTTGATATCCTCTATCTAATGTTCTCTGTAATGCGTGAAAGTTTTCGTGGGCTGTTGTCTCCATCGCCTTTGATGGGTCAACGAGTGATATGTGTGCGTAGTCGGATGTCCTGTCATACCATCCATCGGCAACGGAACCTGCCGTTCCCCCAGATGCTACAACATTCTCTGCATTGCCTTTCGCTAAGGCTAAATTTTTCTGAAAATAAACTTGTTTAACGTGTGGAGCAATTTTGTTCCCTTGCTCTTCTAAATCATTTATTATATTACCTAGAGCGGGATTTTCCTTAACGATTTCATCTTTAGTAAAAAATGTTTGCTCTGGTAATTTACTTTTTTGGTCTTGTATTTCTACTTGCTTTGCTTTGGCTTCTTCTTCGGTATTAAAGACACTGCCAACGGGTGATTTACTTACAATATTACCCGCTTCATCTAACTCTTGTCTGTTAACAACAAACTTATCGCCTTGCTTCTCTACAGCAAAGTTAAGTGGTTTCTCTTGTTCAACTTTAGCTTGGTCTAGTGCCGCTGTCTTCTGGTCTTCTGGTTGGACAACTTCCTCTGGTTTGGCGATTTCTTCTTTTTGTATTCCCTCTTCAACCTTTGGAGTTGGTTGAACTGCCCTTACTGCCTCACCTGCCGTGGTTGTTACACCACCAAATAATCCACCAACGAAAGCCGCTCCTGCCGCCGCTTCCTTGTATTCTCTTAGTGCATCCTCGGAATCAAGTTCTAATCCCGCTTGATATCTCTCTATAGCCTGTTGACCAACCTCTGTTAAGGCTTCAACGGCTGACCCCATCGCACTACCCTTGGCAACTCTACCTAGTACACCTCTCTCTAGTGCTCTCATTGCATTCGTTGGACTAATTGGCCCAAATAACTTTCCTAATACTGGATATAGAGCACCCTCTAGCATGGCGGATGGTAACGCCCATGCGAATGCCGCACCCTCGTTAACCTCATCGAGATTTCCTGCCTCTACTTGCTCATGCTGTCTAGCTAAAAGGAATGACGCTGACTGTGGGACAATTGCAGATGTCCAACCAGTGAATGTTGCTTTACCTGCTCCCATTGCACCCTTCAGTGCCACTCTTCCTGCAATACCACCAACGCCACCCATAAGGGTGTATGGCAGAGACATTCCTGCTTGCTGTAATCCCCACTTAACAAACGTATCTACGCCTGCATCGGGGCCTTTGGTTGCCTGTTCAAATGAAAGGTATCCTGTCTTGCTTAATATAGCTTGGTCTTGTTCTCTCGCCTGTTCGTATAGTTGTGCCGCTCTCTCTTCATCACCCATGAGTCCCGCAATACCACCACGAAGGTAGGTAATGTTTGGCCCCCATGTTCTCTCCCACATGGATTTTACTCCACCAACGAAAGCCTCACCGTATCCAATATCATCTGGGTCTGCACCCACACCGAATGGTCTCTTGCCTGCTGTAGGCATTTCTGTAGGCGATACAACTGGAGATTCAACTGGTCTCTCTTCTGTGAGAGAACGCATGAAAACCTCTGGGTCTAAATCACCTTGATACTGCTCTAATAAATTTTCAATTAGCTCATCATCTGGAATTAATGCTAGAGAGGGATTTAAATCCCGTATCTCTTCGAGAAGTGTCATTCTATCTCCTTAGTGAAACTATTCCGCCGTCTTTTTTATCTGGGTTCCAACTTTCAATTATTTCTTCAAGTTTTTTTATTTTGTCCATTATGCTACCACCCTTTTCTTCTACGGTTGAAAGATTAGATTGTACAATGCCAAGATATCTATTTCTTCTTTCTGTAATTAATTCTTGCTTTTTTTCTGTAGTGTATGTAGCCCAACTAAGAGCGTGAACTCCTTCTGATAATTCTTTTTCTATATCAGCGTCACTTGGAACTGCAATTCTATTTAATGAAACATAATCCTGTGTTGCGTCATCCCATCTATGATAAACACCCCTGCCATCTACAGTCATAACCTTAATATCTGGTTTTTGTTCTCTGCCTTCATAGTAAGTAGCCATAGATTTTTTGTATGCTCTTTCTGCTTCTTTATCAAGTTTTTCTTCTTTAGCTGTCTCTTGTGCGGTAAAAGTTTCAAGACCTTTCTGTCCACCCTCACCTAGAGCTTGCATAAAGCTAGGACTCTTGGATGCCATCATAGCAAAACCTGCTGACATCATTGGTAGTGCCCAAGCGGGGACATCTTTTTTATCTGTAATGCCTCCACTATCTGGTTGACCAGTGTTTTTTGCTCTTTCTGCTGCTAATAGTTTAAGTAATTTTTGTTCATCTGGGCCTATGCCAGTCCACTCATCTTCTATATCTCTATCTCTTTGTTCTTTAGAAATTTCTGGTAATCCAGTAATTCCATCTTTCGGTATTATTTTTTCATCATCTTTTTCTATTTCTTTTTCTGTATCTTTTTCTATTTCTTTTTCTGTATCTTTTTCTATTTCTTTTTCTGTATCTTTTTCTATTTCTTTTTCTGGTTCATCTGGATTCCAATCTTCTACTATTCCTAATATTTTTTTAAGTGCGGGAATTGCCCAACTAAGAAGAGGATTATTTTTAGCATACTCTAAATCCTCCATATTAACTTCACCATCGCCGTTAAGGTCTAATGGATTTTTTGATTCTGGTTTAATTTCAGTTATGCCTCCATTTTGAGGTGGCCAAACTTCATCAGCTTTTGGAGCTATTGCTCTCACTGGAGCACCAGTAGATAGTCCCGGAGATGTTTCTAATCTTGGGCCAATTCCGGGGGTAGTTTGACTAGTTGCAGGTGGAGCACCGTAGTATCCACCCGGAATAGTATTTTTAGGTATTTCTGTAACTGTCTCTGTTGGTGTAACTGTTGTTGGCCATACCTCATCGGCTTTAGAAGCTATTTTTTGTTCTTCTGGTATTGGGAAACCAGAGTCATATGCACCTGCTGATGCACCCTGTTCAGATTGAATGATTTGTTCAGCTATTTTTTTACCTTGGTCAGTTCCAATAAATTTTTTAGCTGTTTCTTGAACTTTTTCATCATTTTCATCTTTACCTAGATATCCTGCAACAACTTTTACTGCGGCTTTATATAATTTACTCCAATATGAATCAGCCTCTCCACCATTATCAAATCCCAATGCCGCAGGGAGAAATCCCCTTGTAACATTGACATCTGGATAATTTGGTATACCCGCCTTAACATCACCACCCTTAGCCATGTATATAGGGTTAGTTCCCATAAAGTAGTTAAGGTGTTTTGTTTGTGGTAGGTTTGGTCTAAAGTCTGATATGTTTGCTGTTAATCCAATTGCTTTTTTCATTAATTTAGTCTCCTAAATTCTACATCCAGTTTAGAGTAGTCAACCATGAGGTATCCGTCATTGCCCATTATAGAAGCCCAAGGAACTTCCTGTGCCATAACACCCTCATACTTGCCATCCTCGCCTTTATACTTGAATGAATAAATGTTTACGTTGGATGGTGATTTACCTACCAACTCAATATTCTCTTTCAGTCTCTCATCACTCAATGCCGCATAAGCACCAATACCAGTAGCAAGCATTCCTCCCATTTGACTCATCGGACTTGGGCCGGGTTGTTGGCTGTAAACGGTTCCCATTTGAGACGCAGGTACGCCAGATAGTAAATTACCTAGTGTAGCCGCTTGCGTGTAAGGGAACTGCTGTTGTTTCAAGAAGTCTTGGTATGCAATATCCATTCCTTTTTGCTGTTGCTGTTGTCCCATTGCACCCGCTTGTGTTAATCCTTGAATACCCTGCTGACCTAATGACATTTGCTGTCCTGCAATATTACCATACGCTCCCGCACCCGATAGCTGTTGAGCTTTCTGTGCTTGGGCTGCCGCTAGGGCTTGCTGATAATTCTGTTGTCCCATTTCAGCCGCTGTTCGAGATTGCTGTTCTCTTAGATTACGCATTCTCTCTGATTCCTGTACGCCGTGTCGTGAGCCACCATAGGCACCCGAACGAACAGCCGCATCAGAAGTTTGTTGACCTTGTATATCACTACGTCTACGCATTTCATCAAGGACATTCTTCGTAACCATTTGGGAATAAGGATTTTCATACTGTTGAATATCTGATTGAGAAATAGGTTGCATAGAGAGAGATGTTAAACCTCTAGCCTGTGCTAAATCTGGTTGATAAGCCTGTGCTTGTTCTACTCCTCTCTGTCTTGCATATTGTTGTTCAAATGTTAGTGGGGCTAAACGCTGTCCACCATACGGAACATACTTTACCGATGGGTCTGTGACTGCCTCCGACTGTTGTGCTAATTTTTTATACGCCTGCTCTAAGAAGGGAGGTAACTCCGACTTCTCAGTTGTTGTATACATTGGTGACCCGAAACACATTATTGATACCTCCAAATATTTCCCATATGTTTAAATCCTAATCTCTCGTACAATGCGGGTGAGTCCTTTCCCGAACTCACTGGCAGTTGTAACATTAGTTGCTTGTTTTTTGAGTATTCTTTCATTTTCTTCAAAAGCCCTCTCGCCGTTTTAAAGTTTCGATGCTTGGGTAAAACATAAAACCATGTTTCCGCTAGAAACTTGTCGTTGCTGAACCACCACTCCGATGGCATCGCCCCCACGCTCCCAACTATTTTATTGTTAAAGTAAGCATTACAAATGAAACCATCCTTAAAATGTTCTTCCATTGTAATGGCTACTTTAGCAATATCCGCTTCGGGATAAATATTTGCAAATTCCTCTCGAAAAGCCATTAACAGCTTTAAAGTATTTGCTAGTTCATCATATCGTGGTCTCTTAAACTGATACATTATTCTCGGCTTTGTGCATCATATTATATAATCTTTTTGCTCCGAGTTTTCTACTTCCGTTTCCAATTCCCCTTACTGCCTTTGATGTCATAACAAATTCCCCATCTGACAACATAGCAGGTATACTATCTGATTTTTCAGTTCCGGGGCCTAAGCTCATTCCCCCTGCTTGACGTAAATCTTTTACGCCACCACCACTAGCTCTATTAATAAGAGGAATAAGTTCACTTTGAACTTGCATATCTTCATATCCCTCATAATTAGTAGGTGCTTTTACTATTTGCTTTAAAACTAATTCCTGTAATTTTTCTTCATCTTCGTTGGGATACATTTTCCTCATTTTTTCCATTAATTCATTTTGTTCTGCAACAGCAATTGATGGTAACGCAGCCCCCGCTGCCGCTCCAACAGGTGCAGCAAATTTACCTAGTGTACCCCCTAGTTTACTACCACCTAAGAATTTTCCTCCTGCTCCCGCCATTAATCCAGTGAGTAATGCCTGTCCGGGTTTCTGTCCGCCAAACAACGCACCAATACCACCACCTAATGCAGGTGCTAAAAATCCAGAACCGGGCACAAGTAAACTTGCTATACCCGCTCCCGCTATAGGTGCTGCAACCTTTGCTATTTTCTTTAATGAATCAATTAATCCCATTACGTCATCTCCAATACTGATACTATGATGTGTACATCACTTCCAGTTGCTGTTGCCTTCAGAATCTCCGATGACTTTAAAATAATTGGTGTAGAGGAACTAACAGAGGAATCGGCTGAATCTGTTTTCATATTTCCTGCCGCTAAAATTTCCTGTGAACTTTTCTTTTGTATAGTTCTGTTAACTTCTAAATAATATACTACCGAGTCACCATCAGTAACTGTTAGTGTTATGTCTCTATCAGTATTTTCTTCCGTGTTTGATACTCGTATTGATTTAATAATAGATGTACCTGCTGAAGGTGCTGTGTATACAGTTGTGTTGCCTCTTAAAATAGCTTTTGCGTTTGTATATGTATTTGTTGTTGCCATTTAATCTCCAAACAGAAAAACCATTCTCTCCATAACAAGTTTATTTTCTTCTGCGGAATAACTTGTGTTAAGAGTTAGAATGACCGTTTCAATAGCTCTAATTAACTCACTCATTTGTTGAACATTATATTCAATAGAGGGTGAAGGTAATCTTACATTTGTTATTTTACTCATTATCTCTTACCATCTGGTTGCACTTCAAATCGTATTGTACCTAAACGCCAATCCTCTCCCGTAGCGTCATTATTACTTCCATCGTATCCATTACTCTCTACACGAACAGCAACTTGTCTTCCTCTACTTCTAGGGTTGAGTCGTTGCGTTGATGTTGTGTAATAGAAAGGCCCCTTAGTTGTTTGCGTGTCACTAGGATAATATCGTGATTTTAAACTTATGTTAACATTACCCACTTGGTCTTTAAAATCTGGTATCATGCGTTTTATAAACATCATGTCATCACCATCACCTATGTCAAAATCTCCACTCTCAATATAAGATGTCATCGTAGAGCCATCATCATCCTTACCGTTTTCATGACTGTAAAGAGTTGATGAACTACTTCCATCATACTTCGTAGCATATGGCAAAGAATAAGTTCCAGTATCAATCCAAGTGCTTCTCACTATTGAACCTGTATACCATAAGTTCTCTTGATAATTAAAAACAACATATTTATCAATTTGGTTTGATGCTGTTGTGCAATACAACCACCAAACCTCACCGTAAGCAGAATTAGAACCTGCATACACCTGCTCTAATTGTTTTGGCTCAATGTTATCAAATACAAAATCCTCAACTGTACACGGTAATTTTCTAACTGTTCCATCAAATTGATAGAAAGCATCATTGCTCATCCATCGAACAATACCACCAACATCAACAGCGGAGTGAGCACTAATAGCTCCGCAGTTAGAACCTAGCTGTTGGAAACCAAAAGTAAATGGTGCACCAATAAAAGCCATACCATGTGCAGAGGTATCAGTTAAAATAATTATCTGACCTCTTGTACGAACAGCAGTTCGTATTTGGCTTCCATCAGTAATTCTTTGTGAACCCGCTGTATTAGTAGCTGATGCCGTCCAAGATGTATAATCATCTTGGTCAGACCAACGGATAAACATTGGGTCTTGGGTAGATGTTGTTCCAATTGTTGTCTCTGTCCCCATACAAATTAAATGTCTATCTGGATTAGAAACAATAGCAAACTTTGATTTTGTTGGTGCGTTACTTATAGCTGTTGCTATATTGCTTGCAGTTAATATACCATCAGATGTATCCCAAACGTAAATTCCACCGTCAATGTCTTGGGCAATCAAGTCCTCACCCCAAGTATCTATCGCCCAGTTTCTAAGAGCAATGGTTACTGTGGAAGACGATGTTGGGGTATCCCAAGTATTTGATGAATCCCATGCTCCAGTTCCCCATCCATATCCAACTAAAGCCTTGTCTCTTCCTGCTGTAACTTCATAAGTAACAGTACAATTTCCAGTTGTAGAAACAGACGAGCTAGCATTCGTTCCAATATCCACTGTGTAAGTAGATGTTGTTGGCACAGACGCTATTTCGTATTCTCCATTAACTGTAGAAGCAGCAACGCCACCAATGGTGGCACTGGTGCTTGTAATAGTAACGTAATCACCTTCGGCAGCACCGTGTGATGAATGCGTTACCGTAAAAATTGATGAACCACTCGATGTAGTAAAGCAACTTGTTATATCAGCGGTTGACCTATCGGGTGTAGCATCAAAGAAATTACCTTCGTTATAAATATATAATTTATTATTAGTTCCAAGAGCATTATAAGCTGTACCATCAAGTGAGTTCCAAGACATTTGCCCTCTAGCAACTCCAGTAAATGTGGTATCGGAAACCTTCTTCCAACCTCCCATCTTTTCTGGAAAGCCATATCGAAATCTAGTTTTATCACCATCAATCCACTTACCTTTAGATGTTATCTCAGTGTTTTGTTTATCAAACCCCGGTTGGAATTGTATTTTTGTTATTGGCATTCATTATTTCCCTGTAGCAATGAAGAATGAAACGACTGAAAATGGTTGCATAATGGCGTAACTGTAATTTGAGCCAGAGGATAAATTACTTCCTGCGGCTGTATTTTCCGTTCCACCCGTTGCTCCAATGCTTCTTGATGTTAATCCAGAGCCTGCTCCTGTTCCAACTGGAACACGACCCATCATGTCTGGGACGTTGAATGTGCTTGAGCCATCCCCCGTTCCATATGTTGTGCTAATAGCTGAGAATAATGCTGAGTAAGTTGAGCGACTTACTGCTTGTCCATTACATAATAAATATCGTTTTGTTGAGTCATCTGATTTTGTGGGTTCGGTAGAAAATCCCGCCATAATAACTCCGCCAGTAGGAACTGTATCTTTTATATCTTCACCACTTCCAGAAAATAAATTTCCTGTAATAGTTCCAGATGCAGTGACTGCTCCTGTAACATCCAAAGCTACGGAAGGACTACTATTAAGTATTCCAACCTTGTCTTCAGAACCATCAACAAATAAAGCATGGGTACTTCCATTTGATTCAACCCTAAAGTCTACACTAGCAGAACTTTCATTAATTGTTACGTTGCCACCATCTAATTCAACAGCACCTGCAACTGATAGAGTTCCTTTACAAACTAAATTATTAATACCACTTGCAAAAACATCTTTGACAAAAGTTCCATTACTATACATTAAAGCGTGAGAGCTTTGAACAACAGCCGTTCCAGTTCCTGTATTTCCTGTAGTCGCTACAGTTAAAGTATAACTTCCTGCTGTGTTATTATAAACAATATATTTTGATTCTGTTGTTGGTAGTAAAACATTAATGTTTCCAGTTAATGTACCAGTAAATTCTAATACACTTTGACGTGATTCGTCTGACGTGGCGTTACTGTTTGTTAAGGTTACATCAGAACTACCTGCGACACTCTTTGCAGCGTATCCATAGATAGACTCATCAATGAGGTCAAAGGTATCATTAGTCTTATCTCCCCAAGTGTTTGCATTTTCACCTGTACCTTGTTTTTCAAGACGTAATCTTGTCGTGTACGTTGATGCCATTTTTTATACTCCTGTATTGTTCAATCCTTGTGTTGGATTTTTTAATTCTTGTTTAGGTTTTAATCCTTGTATTGGAAAACTTTCAAATTCTACACAATATGAATCTATTGCTGTTACTGATTTATATTCTGTAGATTTTTCATTGTATGATTCCATTAATTCATATCTTGCTACTTGGCACTCTTCTTCACTAGAATATATAAATCCATTATATTTAACTGAAGGTGCGTTAGGCATAGATACTAACATTAACATAAACCATATCTTAATCACTTTTTATCCTTATTCCATTTTTCTTTTGCTCTTAAAGTCCAATCTTTTAATGCTTTCTTTGATACTTTTTTATCTACCATAATTGCTCCTTCGGGTAATTCACTATGAAGAGTAACAACTACTCCATCCTTCAATTCCACTAATGACGGAGAACAAAAAGCATCCTTCTGAAATTTCTTATCTTTTTTCAATAGTCTCACTTCTTTCATACACGATGACAATGATTCCATTGGCACATACTGTGTCATTCTATCTTCTGTATCATTCATATTTCCAAATATGAACATGACGATTATACTAATTACCTCCATTTTGCCTCACCTTGTCCTCGAGCTTTTCCGTATCCAAAATTAATTTTTCTATATCTTGCTGAGCTCTCTTTATATTTACGGTATTACTCATCATACCCTCCATCTCTTCAGCCATAGACTCTAATTGAGAGGCCATAAATTCTATAAGCATATCCTGCTGACTATCTGCGGGCAAACTGCCCATCTCACCTCTGGGCCACTTAATCCGGAATTCTGTATTTTTCTCAACATCTGATAACATTAACTTACCTTGAGTTTCGATGTTATTCAAGCGTTCAATAACCCCAAAATAAGCCCAGACCCCAACTGCAACCGCTGCAAGTATGCTGAGAAGATTTCTCATAGGCATACTAATAGAAGTATTATCTGATACTTTCATTAGCCACCAAGTGGATTACTTGTAGATTTTTTTACTTCTTCAATTAATATATTCTGTAATTCATTTTCTTTTTTAACAATAGCAACATCTTTGCTTAATTCTTCAATATCTTCTTCTAATTCCCAAGCGTATTCTTCTAATTCTTTAATAGAGTCAAGAACAGGTTTTAAATTAGCAGGTTTAGGTAACATAGCTATTTGTTCTTTAACTTTACCTATTTCTTTAAATACTTGTGTTAAATCGACAGGAGTAATTTTATCATCAACTTTTTTTATTCTATCAATTAAATCAACTTCTAATTGAGATATTTTTTCATTAACAGGGTCAAGGTTAACAGTTTCGTTAACAACAAACTTCTTTTTTTCTAAAACGTCAAGACGAGTGTTAAACTCCCCCCAAGCATAGAATCCTCCTCCGATTGCACAGACCACTCCAACGAGAGATGCGTATGTAGATAATTTATCAATGACTTTCATTTCTTTCTCAGTGCCTCCAATTCAATCAATAGTTGTTGTTTCTTTATTTTTATTTCTTGTAATTCTCTATTATGTTTTTCAACAGGGTCATTATTTACATAACTGGCAAGAGTTACAGTTGTGTAAATATCTCTGTCATAAACGCCTAAATCTATCTGATTAAATAAATCAAAATTCTGGTCTGTATAGATATCCTTTGGTTTATAAAAATCAGTTTTGAGATAGGCGTTTAAGTTATTGTTACTTTTAAAGAATATATCTTCCTTAGATAAGTTTTGAGTGCTAGCCTTAACTTGTTGAACTAATTTCTTTATGTCTTTCTTTAGTTTTTTCTCAAATTTTGCTATGTCTACTTTTCCTTTAAGATTTCCTCCTTCAACTTCTCCATCTTCTTTCGGTTGTACGTCTTCTTGCTCATCTTCATCTGTTGATGAAATGTCGGACTCATCAGAAGTTTCGCTATTGGGTTCGCTTTCCTCATTAGATTCTTCTGATACTTGTCCATCGTCTTCTTCTAATTCCCCGTCATTACTTGGGGACTCCTCCATTGTTTCTTCTTCATTTGAAGCAACCTCGAATGAGCTTTCTTCAGTCTCTGACTCCTCTGCCACGACTTCTGTAGGCTCTTCCATATTATCGTCAGTAATTTCTTCATCTAAAGCCTCCTCTGTAGGTTCTACAAAGTCAGACTCTTCCTCAAAACTTTCTTCTATGACTTCTTCAAAGAACTCCTCTGCTGTTATACCTTCCTCCTCAAGAAACTCCATGAATTCTTCTTCCATGCCAGTTTCTTCCAGAAAATCAGCAAATTCTTCCTCAAATTCTTCTTCAAATATTTCCTCCATCATTGGAGTTTCAGTGAAATCCTCCTCAAAAAATACCTCTTCCATCACAGGCATTTCTTCAAAAGTTTCAAAATCCTCCATTTCAAATTCTTCCATCTCGAATTCTTCAAAGGCTATTTCGTCAAACTCCTCCATTTCAAATTCTTCAAACGAAGTTCCCTCTTCAAAAGAGGTATCGTATTCCTCTTCAAAATAAAAATCATCTTCCCAAGAGTAATCTTCTTCATACCAAGTATACTCTTCTTCATACCATGAATCATCAAAGGTATAATCCTCTTCAAAATCTATATCATCAATAGCATCATCAATAGTTTCATCAATGTCATCAATAACATCTTGTGTATCTTCATCGAGTGGGTTGATATATGTGTAATTTATACCTAATGTAATATCATCTATATCTGGCCCCCAATGACCACTTCTATTATTAGTATTTTCTACTGATACTTCTATATCAAAATCGGTTTGTGTGTTCGACCCCTGTATATGCGTGTCTGTGTAATTGGTATAAGACCCACAGTTGATACCTCCGCATCCTGTATCTTGTATAATTCTTTGTTGAGTAGAGACAGAACCATCAGAACCAGTAATAGTTTGTTTAAGTGTAGTAGTATTATCATATTGATTCCAATACCAAATATCTGCACCTAGTGTACTCGACCAACCATTCTGTATTTCAGCTTCTGTCATGTTAGTCTTTTCAGACAACTTAACAGTTTGCTCTATAGTTGTATTACCTTCCGCAGCAACTGAACCACCGGGGTCATTACCACCGGCTGTGTTCATATTGTCGTGACCGCTTGTTCCACTCGATATAGTCCAACCAGTTGTATCATAGGTTGTACTAGAGCCAAATGTGGAATTAGATAATATGTTTCCTGTATCTATTGTTTCAGCATTTATAGTAAAACTTAATAATAGTAATGCTAATAGATATTTTACCATCCTATTCTAATTCCCAAATTATGATTATGCTCTAAAATAGGTATTTGTGGTAATACTGATATAGTTAACCACGGCATTCTAAATTTTTCTGGCAACCACTCTGTAATACGATAGTGAGCATATCCTCTTAACATAAAGTATGTAATTACCTCATGCTGTTGAGGGTGTTTACCTAATATAGGATTTGTTTCGTAATATAAATCATCATGCTGAACAATTTCAATTGTTTGCATCATGTCAAGAAAGTTAACTAATTGAAAAGATAATTCTCCAATTTTCTCTGGTTTAGAAAATTCTTCGCCATTACTCGTGAACGGAAACAGGAGGATTATTATTACTATTAGCTTTTTCATTTTTCTTATTCTCCTCTATCTTTTTAAGTCTTTCTTTTTCTTTTTCAGCTTCTTCTTCTTGTTGTATTCTCTTTTCTTCAGCAATTCTTTCTTGCTCTGCTATTTTTTCTGCTTCTATTCTAGCTTTTTCTTTAGCTATCTTCTCATCTATTTTAGCTATAGCTTCTGCTTTTACTAAATAATCCTCATAATCGGGCCGAAGTTCGGGGTATTTATCCCACATAGCTTGAGCATCTGAGCCTATCTTACCATTCCAAGGACATGGAGTTCCCGCAGATTGCATTGCCGCATGAACACGAGGGTCTTGACACAAAATTGACACAGCCGCAACTTTCATACCGTAGTCATACAGTACCTTTGAAAGTTTTATTCTCTCACAATTTAAGTCCCTAACGTGTTTGCCCCCAGATATGCCAACCCCAAGAGTAGAAAGGGAACCACTAACACCCATGCTACACACATCTTGAGACATGGAAGAAAATGATGGGCTGTTAGCCGAGTTAACGGGTATGTCTGACCCATTGGTAGTAGATGTAGTGGTATTTGTCGTTGTGTTCGTTTGTCCATCGTTATTGTTAGTAGTAGTTGATTCGTACCCACCTGTAATATTCGTGTTACTTCCCGAAGTGTTCGTCTGCGTATTTTCGTCATTGGCTGAGTCAGCTATGACTGGTTTGGCAATCATAGCTATGGTTATAAGCATAGCCAATAAAATTAAATTCCTT